GTAACTTTGCTAGTGCAACCAGACCTAAAGTTGGCGGGGGCAGTGTTCGTGGGGGTTCTATGGACCTTACCCGTGGGGCAGGTACTGGTGGTTTTGGTGGGATCAGTAATGCAGCAATGGAACGTGTGCTTAACCCCTTGAACCTTGCTAAAGGTGGCATGGTCACAAAGAAGAAGAAGTAAATGCACTATCTTACATCCCCAAATAAACCGACACGAGCTAAGTCCTTCTTTGGGGATGTAAAAACTACGGCTGAAACAACGATCTATACTTGTCCGCCCAATTGCTCTGCAGAAATTACGTTTCTTCATACAATCAATGTGACAGGTAACAATACGGTTACTATCAAAATTCATATTGCAGCTACAAACTATTCTTCTAACTTCCTAGCAGGAAGAAACATGGTTGCTGGGGACTACCTTACCTTTGTACCGGTTCAAATCTTTCTTTCAGCGGGTGACCAAGTAAGAGTTACAACTTCAAACGCAGGTCACGTAGATACTATCGGCAGTGCTGTCGAAACCTTTATTCCAGTAGGATAAGAAATGGCAAGAGAACTTACAGACAAGCAACAGAAGTTCCTTGAAGTCCTTTTTGAGGACGCAAGGGGCAACTATGTGCAAGCTAAGAAGTTGGCTGGCTATAGTGAAACCTACTCTACTAAGGAGATCGTAGAGGGTCTTGAAGAAGAGATTGCAACACTGACAAAGAAGTTCATTGCCAATATTGGGGTGAAGGCTGCTTTCAGTATGTTTGAAGTTCTTCAAGACCCCACTGCTCTTGGAAACAAAGAGAAGATGCTTGCAGCCAAGGACATCCTTGATCGTGGTGGCTTCAAGGCAAGAGATGAAATCAAGATTGAGACTGATACTCCGCTCTTTATCCTACCCGCTAAGAATAGTGATTGACATAGAGTCTTGTTCATAGTATAAAAAAGTATGTCAAAAATCAAAACAGAGTGGAAACTACCGAAACCTACAGATGCTGGGGACCACTATGAGTGGAAACCTGTTGTACGTGTAGGGAAAATCGTACCCTTTGGCTATGCAGAAGATGCGAATGACAAAGATGTCCTACTTCCTGTGGTAAAAGAGCTAGAACTCTTGGAACAGGCGAAGAAACATCTTAAGAAATACTCGTATCGGGCTGTAGCAGCATGGTTAAGTGAGCAAAGTGGCAGGATTATCTCCCACGTTGGACTGTACAAGAGGGTAAAACTTGAACACAAGCGTAAGACAGAGGCTGCAAATCAACGGTACCTCTCCCAAAGGTACAAAGAAGCCCTTGAGAAAGCCGAAAGACTCGAAGGTAGACTTGGTGGAGCCAGTACAAGAGACATCACCAGTGTTGACAGTACCAGCCCAACCGAAACCAGCACCGATTAACACAAAGAAAGCCCAAGAGGTAATCTTTCAACCTAACCCCGGACCTCAAACATCCTTTCTTTCTGCGGATGAGCAAGAAGTTCTCTATGGTGGTGCTGCTGGTGGGGGTAAATCCTACGCAATGCTTGCTGACCCAGTTCGTTACCTCAATAATGAACACGCTAAGATGCTTCTTGTGCGTAAGTCTACGGAAGAACTACGAGAACTTGTCTCTGTATCCAAGATGCTCTACCCTAAAGCTATTCCGGGTATCAAATTTCTTGAAAGAGATAAGACTTGGGTGGCTCCATCAGGTGCAACTCTCTGGATGAGCTACCTAGACGCTGATGATGACGTTACTCGCTACCAAGGACAGGCTTATAACTGGATTGGCTTCGACGAGTTGACCCAATGGGCTAGTCCCTATGCTTGGAACTATATGCGGTCCCGTCTCAGAACGACCAGAGAGAGCGGTTTAAAGCTCTACCAGAGGGCTACAACGAACCCCGGTGGGGCAGGGCATAGCTGGGTGAAGAAAGCCTTCATTGACCCCTCTAGACCCGGTAAAGCCTTCTGGGCTACTGACCCTGAGACAGGTGACGTACTGCAGTGGCCTAAGGGACACTCTCGTGAAGGTGAACCACTCTTTGAACGTAGGTTTATCCCTGCTACTTTGTTCGATAACCCATACCTAGCTGAAGATGGTATGTACGAAGCCAACCTAATGTCTCTACCAGAACACCAAAGGAAGCAACTCCTCGAAGGTAACTGGGATGCAGCAGAGGGAGCAGCCTTCTCGGAGTTCAATCGTAAGATACACGTAGTAGAACCCTTCGACATCCCCTCTAACTGGCCTAGGTTCCGTGCAGCAGACTATGGATACAGCTCTTACAGTGGCGTACTATGGTTTGCAGTAGCCCCCAGTGAGCAACTAGTAGTCTACAGAGAACTCTATGTCTCTAAGGTGCTGGCGGAAGACTTAGCTGACATGGTGCTTAGTCTGGAAGAGGGCGAGAAGATCAGGTATGGGGTTCTTGACTCCTCTTTGTGGCACAAGCGTGGGGATACTGGCCCCAGTATTGCAGAAAGAATGATTCTAAAGGGGTGTCGTTGGCGTCCAGCGGACAGGAGCAAGGGTTCCCGTATCGCAGGTAAGAACGAAATCCACAGAAGACTGCAGGTTGATGAGTTTACTGAAGAACCTCGTATGATTATCTTTAATAATTGTAAGGGCCTAGTGTCTCAACTCCCTATGCTACCCCTGAGTAAGACTAATGCAGAAGATGTGGACACTCATTCAGAAGACCACTTGTATGATGCTCTCAGATACGGCGTAATGACTAGACCTCGTAGCGGACTCCATGACTATGACACTACTATGGGACGTACAGGTTTTCAAGTGGCTGACAAGACGTTTGGCTATTAACTCTAATTGGATATGGTAATGGCAGAAAAGAATATCTCCCCCGATAGCTCAAAAATGACAGCTATCTCAGACACTAAAGGCGAACAGACATCAGATAAGTCTGTAGGTAGCATTGAAGCCTACGTCAAAGAACGCTTTAATAAGGCTGAGACTGCAAAGTATGCAGAAGAGCAGCGTTGGATTAGAGCCTATAGAAACTATCGTGGTATCTATGGAGATGATGTATCCTTTACCAGCACTGAGAAGTCTCGTGTCTTCGTTAAGGTGACAAAGACTAAAGTTCTAGCTGCCTTTGGTCAGATGTCTGAAGTTCTATTCGGTGGAAATAAGTTCCCTATCACTATTGACCCAACTACCCTACCTGATGGTGTAGAAGACTCTGTACATATCGAAACTAACGACGAAGTTAAGAAGGCAGAGAAGTCTGCTGGTATGGAGCCACTACTTCCGGGTGAAACCATGCCTGAGTTCCTCAAGCGTCTTGGTGGTTTGCAGAAAGAACTCTCCCCCATTAAGGATGTACGTCCGGGTCCGGGTCTTACCCCCACTCAGATCACCTTCGAACCTGCTATGATTGCAGCGAAGAAGATGGAAAAGAAAATCCATGATCAACTAGAAGAGTCTAACGCCAACAAGCATCTTCGTGCTGCTGCCTTTGAGTGTTCGCTCTTTGGTACTGGTATTATGAAGGGTCCGTTTGCCCTTGATAAAGAGTACCCTCGTTGGAATGATGCTGGTGAGTATGATCCCATCATCAAGACTGTCCCCCTAGTATCTAGTGTGTCTGTCTGGAACTTCTATCCTGACCCTGACGCACAGAACATGGATGAGGCTGAGTACGCTATTGAACGTCACAAGATGTCTCGTAGTGAAGTGCGTAAGTTGATCAATCGTCCCTTCTTCCGCAAGAATGAAATTGATATTGCCCTAAGCTATGGCCCCAGCTACATCAAAGAGTGGTGGGAACAGGTTATGGAAGACTCGGCTAACAACTCTTCCCCTGAGCGCTATGAAGTCTTGGAGTTCTGGGGTAGCATGGATCGTGAAATCCTTGAGCGCCATAGCGTGGACATCCCTAAGGAACTGAAAGACAAAGATCAAATCTCTGTCAATATCTGGGTATGCAATGGACGTGTTCTGCGTCTTGTTATGAACCCCTTTACCCCCACAATCATCCCCTTCTATGCAGTCCCCTACGAGATCAATCCCTACTCGCTCTGGGGTGTGGGTATTGCTGAGAACATGGATGACACTCAGACACTGATGAATGGTTTCATGCGTATGGCTGTGGATAACGCAGCCCTTAGTGGCAACCTACTGATCGAACTGGACGAGACTAACCTAGTTCCGGGCCAAGACCTTGAAGTATATCCGGGTAAAGTGTTCCGGCGTCAGGGTGGCGCTCCCGGTCAGGCTATCTTCGGTACGAAGTTCCCCAACGTCTCTAACGAGAATATGCAGATGTTCGACAAGGCTCGTGTCTTGGCTGATGAATCAACTGGCTTCCCCTCGTTTGCTCATGGTCAGACAGGTATCTCTGGTGTTGGACGTACCGCCTCTGGCATCTCTATGCTTATGTCAGCAGCTAACGGCTCCATCCGTACTGTCGTTAAGAATATCGACGATTACCTATTGGCCCCTCTGGGTCGTGCCTTGTTCAGCTTCAATATGCAGTTTGACTTCGACCCTGAGATCAAGGGTGACTTGGAAGTTAAGGCTGCTGGTACAGAATCCTTGATGGCTAATGAAGTTCGTTCTCAGCGTCTCATGCAGTTCCTTGGTGTGGTGCAGAACCCGATGCTGGCTCCCTTTGCTCGTCTGGACTACATTGTTCGTGAGATTGCAAAGTCTATGGACCTTGATCCTGATAAGGTTGCAAACTCCATGCAACGGGCTGCTATTCAGGCAGAGATTCTTAAGACCTTCCAGCAGAGCCAGCCACAGCCTCCTACAGCACAACAAGCTGGTGGAGCAGGTCAAGTACCGGGAACACCGGGTGCACCTCCTGAGGGCGCTCCTACGGCCCCTGCAGGGGCACAGCCTCAGGACACTCAAGGTTCTGGTGGTGGTACTATTGGTACAGGCTCTGCTCCTCCTCCGGGGGCACCGGGTTTCAGTGGTAACACTGGGGGTCAGTAATGAGTCTTAAACTCCTAGTCAACAACTCAGAAATCTGGGTACCTTTCCTGCAAGAGCTTGACTCTCGTATCCAAGTCTGCTATAAAAAACTAGAACAGATTACAGACCCTGTTGAACTATACCGCGCTCAGGGTGAGGTACAGGCACTAGCTAGTCTTCAAAAGCTACGTGATAAGGTTAATGCCAAATGAATGTCAATGATCAAACCTTTGCAGCCTTTGCTGGTGCTAATGAAGAGAGAAAGAAGTCTCTGCTTCAGTATGTTTCTGAGGGGGCTAACAACGCAGACCTTGAAGCTGCTGGTTATACACCTGCTGA